CAGGTTTAAATTAGTTAATGCCAGGCATCTTTGCAGCACAGTGATCACACTATGCCTCTGGCTATAAAAGGCAGTAGGTAAGTATTTCCCCTTAAGCCTAGCAAGTCCATCTGTAGCCGTAAAATTTACATAGAGCAGCTTATGCTCATAAGGTTCTTCATATTGCTCAGGCAGTATAAAACCTCTCCAGATAACAAGGTCACTCTCATTAGTAAGAATCACCTCATAATTAGTCTCATTACCGGTAAACAAATGCTGGAATGCAAGATCACTTGCATCATTTACTTCCATAGAGAAATTCAACTCACTAGCCATCATGTACTGGCCGCGATCATCACTACCATTATACTTTAACTGTAGCGATCCACGCTCTGCAAACTCCTCATTAATAGGCATGCTATTCTCTTGAGAGTTGACTATGGACAGTGTTAGGGATTGAGCTGGTATCATGTGGTCCTGGTGTCTCTTTTTTCTTGACGTCTTATCACTCTGACAAGATCATTACCACGCAATACAAATTCTCCTTCTATTACAGAAGTGCCACCACCGGTATCATTAAGCATGGCTTTTAATTTAGAAAGCGGTGCAATAACTTCTGGATTATTTTTTGCTCCAGCATATTCTCCTACCAGTGCATTCACTGGACCAGATACTATACCACCATTTGCAAATGGAGTGGCACCGCCACCTGCTCCAGAACCGATTCCAGCAACTACAGATTTTATAATTGTACCTAAAGCAATTAATGCAACACCTGCAATTATACTTGGTGTTCCCACAAATGCTGCTAAAGATTTTTGCATAGCTTCTACAGTAGTACCTAATCCTATTGCAGCTTTTCCTAATGATACCAATACGTTACCTATAACAGTACTCATTAATTGAAACAAGCCTTGTAAAAAGTTACCGCCTTGAGCAGTATTTGCTATCAACTGACCAAATCCACTTGCGAAACTCTCAACAACATTTTCCATGATAGGGGTGATTGCTTCTTGAAATTCAAAAGCTCTCTCTTTCATTCTCAATAGATCTTCGTCAAACTGATCTACTGCCTCTGGCGGTATCAATTGAACGTCTGCACCTGGTTTAAATTCTGGAGCTTGAATCTGTATTCCAGTTACATTGAATTTTTTTGCTGTAGTTTCTAAATCCTCTACTGACTGAGTAACTTCTTCAACTTTTGGAGCTACAGGCTTAAGTGATTCTACTACACCTTGATTACTGCTTATAAACTTAAGCAATTGATCTTGTAGCTTTTTAAGCTGACTAGTCTCTTTTGCAGCGTTGTCACTAATTACTTTTGCTCTTTTTCCTAAAGAACCGGTTAAAAAATCCAGAGCTACTCCACTAGTAGGATCTTGTCCAGATACTACCCTATCATAAGCTCCTGTAAACACTTTGGCAAGACCACTTCCGGCACTTGCATAAGTGTCTGTAAGTGTAGGCTGGATATTATCGGCTTGCTTAAGCTGTACATCTAAAAGTCTTTTTTGTACATCCACCAGCTTTTCTTCTGCAGCTTGTACTTTTGCTTTTTGAAGTAAGGCCTGTGTGAGATTTTTTGTGGCTGTTGTTATGTCGTTAGTAGTGGATTTTTCAATACTTAAGTTCTTAAAATAAGCAGGATATTGTTCTTGTAACTTCTTTAAAGCTGTGGAGCGTTCTTCTTTACTTACTTTTTCATTGATTGCTGTTAAAACTAACTTGTCAATAGCAACTTTTTCGTTTGCAATGTTACCAGTTGCCGCTTTTGTAATATCATTGAACTCCATTGCAGCATCTGTGTACTCTCTAAAAACACCACTGGCTGCAGCAATAGCCACACTTAATGCAGTAATCGCTATGACTGCAAGTCCTATAGGATTAGAAGCAATCACTAAGGATAAGGCCTTAAAAGCCGCTATCAGTCCAGGGATTACTGTCGTAGCTAGAAGTCCTATTGCTATTAATAAAGGACCTATAGCTGCAAGAAGTGCTGCCACAATAACAATGATTCTTTTTGTGCTATTATCCAGATCTTTAAACCTATCAACTACACCTTTGATGTAATCGATAAATGGGATTAATGCCTCAGTTATAATTTTACCAAAATCCTCAGTCAGATCTCCTATAGAATTAGACAATTGTTTGAATGGTCCTAGTCCAGCCTTTGCAGCTGCCTCTGCAGCACCACCATATTGCTTTTCTAATTCATCTAATATGATAGTCTGTGCCTCTGCAAGTCTGCCACTTTTTGTGAGTGCGCTTATTACTTTCTTTTGATCTGTACTAAACTGTATACCAGATCTAGATAATGCACTCAAGTTTGCCACAGGATCATTAAGCGCTTTACCTAATTGAATAGAAGCACTTTTTAAATCTCCATCAAGACGAGTTGCAAGATCCAGAGCAGCTAATTGCGTGCGATCAAATTGATTGCCTGCAATATTTGTGAATGTTAGTAATTGAGCAGTGACATCTTTTAGAATTTCTTCATCACCAAATAAAGAATTGCCTTGTAGTGAACTTGCTAACTTTTGAAGTTCTTCACTTGTTTTGCCAGCTGTGCCACCTGTAGATTTAAGACCAGCCTCTACTTGTGCAATGGCTTTTGCTTGCTTGTCAAATGCTATAACACTGGCTGCACCTAATGCTATGATGGGAGCTGTAAGTCCTACACTAAGATTTTTACCTACCTTAGTCATCTTCTTACCTACCTTCTCCACTTGCCTAGTGGCATTTTGCATCTGGGTAGAAAACTGCTTTAAATCAGCAGCGAATTTTACATTAATTTGTGCTAAACTGGCCATGACTTATATTGTTTTCATAGGACCTACTTTGTCCCAAAGTTTTATTGCTTCTTCATTTTGCTGCTCCAGATCTTGCTCTGGTTCCTGCTGTTTTTTTTCATCCCAAGGAAATTGGAAGATGTCGGCAAGCTTTAATTTACCGTATTTTTTTGCATCGTGGTGCGGTAAGATGCTGTACATAGCCAGCAATCTTGTTTGCTCCATTGTTGCTTTATGATTCTCGCTTTCGCGAAAGCGTACTCCTTTTAAATAGTTCAAAAACTGTCGAGGAGTGTGCTCATAAAAGAGATGCAGTGGCAAGGCTATCTCACCACATATCTCCTCTAGTTTATCCCAGGTTAGCGTTTCTTCTTTGGTGGAGCTTTCTTCACTGGAATCTTCTTTTTTTTTGCAGGCTCATTATTAGGCAGTGATGCAGCAAATTCTTGCATGATCAAAGCCATCTTATCTGGCGCGTGCATTAAGGCATTAACAACATCATCTGTTGTAAGATCCACATCACTATCTTGTGATCTGATTCCTGCAAGAGTGATCTCGCCTAGCATGTCCATCGACTCGAAGCCGAGCTTCCCATTTACGAGATCGCCCAGCTTGCCGAGACGTGAAAACACTTCTTGAAGATCATCACATTCCCAAGTCTTACCTAATATCCTTAAGGCTCCATATCCAAATGCTACTGGATAACTGCCTTCTTTAATCACTATTTTCATCGTCCCGGATTCCATAGTGATTAGGCTATTGTTGTTTTCTCAATCACTCCACTACCAGTAACTGCATAAGTAGATGTGGCATCTTCTTCATTAGGAAGTGAGATTTCTAGAGCGGTCAAGATGCACTTACCACTATACTTGAAAAGACCAGTAGTGTCTTTAGGAACAAATTCCCAATCAATCAAGGTGTCAGTGTCATCATTGTAGATTTCAAAAAGACCTGCAAAGGCTTCTGAATCTGTGACACCAGGTGGTAATTCTAGAACTCCCAACTGCTCACCACTTGCGCTCCAGGACTTGATCCCTTTTGCCACCTCAGTGCCGTTAGTGTCTTTTGTTGCACGCTCCTTGAGAGCCCTTGCCAATGATAGCGAGGAACTTGTGCTGTGAAAAATTGTTTTGCCATCGAGGGTGAACCTCGCGCTTCCGGATATAACAGACATAATTAACTTATTTTAAAATTATAATTGGTAGTCACCACGCAGCTGTCCATCTCGTTTACAAAAGAGGAATCGCTGCCAGCGAATCTAAATGTGTCTTGATTTTTTTCAAAGTACTCCTGCAGCAAATCTGCTCCTTGAGTAACTTGATCGTAATTTTTTCCAACGATATCAAAGGATATGTTATAGGCTCGCAGCCTGTCCTTTGTTGGTTTACTTAGTTGGGAAAGCGTATAATTACAAAAAGGCTGCACCGCTTTTGCATCTCCTACCAGCGGGAAAAAAGCTGTAAAGAAACCATTAACTGCTGTAGTAGCATTCATTGCTACCAGCACTCCATGTACATATTCACTATCCTGTTTAAGCATTGCTTAATTTATTTATTTGTTTTTGCAGGTATTTTGCGACTCCTTTTTCTGCATCTGCAGTTACCTGACCTCTAGTTTTTGAATAAGCTCTAGTCATAAATTGATTAGGCTTGATTCCATTCTTTGTACCACCATGTACAAATGCGGCATAAAAGCCCATATTCTTTCCCTTTACTCGAGGTCCTACATAAATGGTAGGTATGCTTTTACTTTTACCTGTTATGTTCCCTATACTTTTTCTAAGATTACCAGGATTTATAATCATTCTGGTTCTTCTACCACTTATGAGGTGCGGTTTTTTTGAAACTGGTGCCTCACTACGTGCAGCATTTACTGTGGCTTTACTTACCTGTCTTAAAACTTTAAGAATTTCATTGCGTTTTAATCGATCATTTCCCAACCTTTTTAATTGCTGGCTCAATTCTTTAAAGCCTGTTATTTCTGTCAGATTCTTACTCATAAACAGTTGCCGTTAACTTTAGAAATTTATTTCTATCCATCTCTGCCGTGTGGTACACTCTATAATTCACACCGTTATCTGTAATGGTTAACTCATTTCTTTGCGCCCATACATCTTTGCGGTATCTTATCAAGTACTCTCGAGTGTTGGTGTGCAACAGTTTTTCTTCTTGCTCCATTGTGCCACTCTTATCCATGTACTTAGCACTTACCACACCTATTTCCACCAGGACATTATTAACAGCACCAGTGCTACTAGTAGTCTCATCATTATAACTGAGTGTTATCCTGCGGTTAAATTGGCCTATAAATGTGCGTTCCATTTTTAATATTTATAAGGTCTTAATTTTATGTTTACAGATCTATCTGTGCCTGGCATAGGCTTATCTTCCCGATAGGTATCTGAATCTGAGATGAGCAATTTAACGGCTTGCTTTACATCTTTGGGCACCGTAGGCGTTCCTACTGCTGCGGTAATTACTACAGCGGCTGGCTGATCCTTTTCGATTTCTGGAAGATTTACTTTTATGGTCACATGTACGTCATGAGTTTCTTTATAAGCAAATAGTACATAATCACTTTCTGGTAAGGTTTGCTCTTGTCCCGCAGTATCTTTGTACGTTATGCTAGTAATAGAGTTGACTGGCCATACCGGTATGGTCATCTTCTTTTCAAATTTCTCATAAGAAGCTACCATTACTCTACTACCGAAAACAACTGCACACATATTCTCCACTTGATCAATAGCACTACCGCGATAATCTTCTATAAGATCATTATCAAAGTCTTGATCTGCATCTATACGCAACTGCTTTTTTGCCATTGCTATGGTGCAATAACTGTCTGCTGCTAGTGGTGTGATGGTGTAGTTCATGATGCTGGTTTTAATCTTCGTTTTTGATTCCTAGTTTCTTTTGTAGACTAGAAATTGTATCACCTTCACTGACAAGGCTTGCAAATTTTAAAACAACCAATTCATATGCTTGCTTTGTTTCCATTTCTACTTCTTGACCTACTTTATAAGGCAAGTTGAACTTGCCGCAAATTGGTTCTTCAATCTTGACTAGAGTTTTATCCTGATTGGAATAAGCTGCTTTTTTATCTTTAGCAACTTTTGCCTGCTCCTTTGATTTTGCTACTTGAGCAGCCATTGCAGTAGGAATTTTATTTTTTAACAGAACTACCTTCTTCTTGGCAGCTGCTGTAGTTGGATTTTTATTTGCCATTGTTATGGTTTTAAGTATGATTGATTGTGGTAAGGACATGCACAGTCATGAGATGTCCTTACCTAACCAACCAAATAAATATTAAACTCCAGTGATAAAGCTGTTTGCTGCAAAAGCATTAGGCTTAGGAATTGCTACACCTGCAAACATTTCTGGGATAATTCTTACAGACCCTGCACCCGCTAAGGAATAAGGATCTACAACTAAGGACATAGCCCCGAACTGACCCACAAACAACTGGGAGAAGTCTCCAAAGATTAATGGATATACATCTGTACCACCAGCATCTAATGTTGGGATCAAGTTGGTACTTGCGTACTTATAACCTTGAAATTCTTCATTGCTATTTAACAAAAACAATCCAGAGCCGGTATCCAATTTAATGGTGCGTAAAGCTGCCTTTACTTTAGGATGCATTAACCAACCACGACTCACATCTGACACATCATCTGTATCAATCAATGCTTCTAGCTCAGCAATCAGAGCATAAGTAGCTGCAGTAGCTGCAGTAGAACTACCGGTGCTGATTCCTGTTGTGTTCAAAATACCTGTAGGCGCATTAGTACCTGGTCCATTAATGGCAGCAGAATTCAAAATTCTGGAAGCTCCTTGCATTAATAAATTTCTAATCAATTGCTCCACACCTATGGATGATTGATTTATCAAAGTGTTGGTAATCTCCACTACTGTACTGGCACGTTTTTGAACCAAACTAGGACCAACAAATTTTTGCTTTTGCTTTGCAGCTTCAGCACCTTCGGCCAACCACGCAAAATCAAAATTATTTGCATTAGGCATAGGAATACTTCCACCAGTTAATCCTGTCAATAATGTCGCTCCTAATTCTTCTAGGAACAATTTAGGCGTAAAAGGATCCTGCACACGTGGCGCTTGATTCTGTACCAACTGGCCACCATATTCCCCACTATCTAAAGTAACAGACTGCTGGTCTGCACGAGTCGCCATAGGAATAACGATCACAGCATTATCATTAGTTGTGATACCTGCAAGACGATTTTGCTCACGACCTATTTCATCCAGTTCTTTTGTAGCTCCCTCTAGTGGCGCTCCTTTTTTTGCATTACGTATAGCACCGAGGATGCTTGCACGCGCATGGATGTCTGACTTTTCTGCTTCTTCACCTTTAGGCTTTGTGCCACCAGGTACAGATACTCCTTGAGAAGATGCAGCACGAGCTTGCGCTTCTACTACTTCCTGCTCCAAATCAATAGAGCTTTGAAATGCTTCTATCTCTGTTGTGAGTGCTCTAAATTGTGTTGTTTCATCTTCTGTGAAATCACGATTTGCTGTGTTTCTTGTGTCGATGAGTGCTTTTTGTGCTGCTATCTTTGCTGCACGATCTGCTTTAAGCTGTGTTAACTTGTTCATTTTACTGATTATTTAAATTATACATATACTCAGCTTGAAACTCATCGAGCTTTGCTGTGTCTCTTTGTTGTCCAGACTGGTTGCCTGGTACGTTATTATCTTTTATTTTTGCTTTCGCGAAAGCGGTATCATTAAAATCTGCATTTCTCTTTAATGCATCTGGATTAGATCCTACTGGCGTGATGGACCATTCTAGCAAATCCATGCGCGTGAAGTAAATGTTTTCTGGATTTTCCCCTTCTTCAAAAACACCACGTCTGTACTCGTGAATGTCTGCACCGATGGATGCCATACGTAAAGTGCCGTTATCTAGCTGGCGCTTTACCTTGTCAGCAATTTCGTTTCCTTCTTCTAGATTTAAAGTGGCTACTAGATTGGTACCTTCTACACGCACCTGACTAGTGCCTATGGTTGTATCTGGATTATCTGAAAAAGAGCGATGATTGTACAGCACAACAGGGTTGCGCTGGTAACGTTCTAAATCCCATCCTGCACTTAAGAAAACGGTGCCATAAGTATCTGGGGTCTCGCTAGAAATCACAAATTCATAGGTGCGATTTGTAGGATCTGCTTCACCTGGTGCACGTAATTGTGCCGTTCTAGTTATGATATTATTTTCCATCTTTTGATTCTATTATAGCGTCTATTTGTGCTAGTGTTTGTGCATTAACCGGAGTGAGTAAATTATCATGGCCATCTATGCGTGGTAAATTTTCTAGTTTACGCACTTCATTTTGGGACATGTAACCGCTAAAAATTGCTTTGGTATAATAATCTGCACGCGACTTGATGTCTGCACGCAGAATAGCGTTGTTTTGAAATCTTGTAAAGCGATCTTGTTTTTCGCTATCGGTAAAAAGCTTGCGATCACATTCACTTTCTATTTTTAACTGCCATGGCATCGCACAATCTTGCTGGTGCTCGATGCCTAAATATTCCAAAGAAGAATAATTTGCGTTTGCCATGTCTTTTAATTTGTGTGGTGCAATGTTTAAGAACCGTGCAACCTCTACTACACCATTTTTTATAGTGCCTAAGTACTCCAGCTCTGCAGGAGTAAGTGTGATTCTTTTATATTTCATGCCATCGTCAAGCACCGCAGTGCGGTGCTTCTTAGTAGACGTCATGTGGTCATTAAACGCATTAGATATTAATGGCTTATTATCCTTATTTATATTTTTATCTGTTTCTAAAACGCCAGACGTAATGGCTTTATTTTCATAAGAACTCGCAGCAAACTCTTGAGCATTTATAGAGATGCCTAATGTTTGTGCCATGAAGTTTACCACAGAAATACCTCGCAAGCCATTATCTGAATAACCCATGACATGCAGCATGTCACTGCCTGGTATCATGTTTACAAATCCTTTAATGGAATAATAAAGCTGGTTTTCATATTTCTTAATATCAGAAACATCATAGTAATCTATATAGGCTAATTCTACTGGAGTGCCCGCATTATTGCGCACTATGTATGCAAAGCCATCGCCTTTATGAATGGCGCTTTGCACGAGCATTTTTCTAAATGTGAATGAGGTCATGAGCGGTGATGGCTCTTTACCTATGAGTCTAGCAACTGGATGGCTGCTGTCTGCTTCTACACCTTCTCCTGTGGCGCGATAAACTTTAAACGGAGTCTTTGCAATGTCGTTAGATATCTGGTCCACGGCGTTGTAATAAGCACTTACAGTAAGTGCTCTAGAAGAATTAACCTGATTTACATTGGATATGCCGTTAGCTCTAAACAAAGAGCCGAAGAACTCACTACTAGTAATAGAAGTGGCTGCTCGGCTTTGAGATTGAAAATTAAAGGCTTGTGCTAAAATCATGTAACTCTATAAAAACTTATTATGAGTTACAAAGATGGTAGCGGTTTAATTGTTTTTTATGGTCACTTTGATCATTTGATTTATTATTGTGAATCTTTTATTTCTGGTTTATTTTTTATTAATTTTTGATGAAAAAAATATCGTTAATAACGATATACGGTTGTTGTAAACAAGTGGCGAAAGAGTCTGTATTGATGCTTTTCAGCCGTCAGGTTCAGAGTCATCCTATGTTTTTTTTGCCATCCTTTCGGTTCGCCACCAGATTTACAACACAGTGTATAATTAATGGCTAGGTTAGTGCTTTCATTTTGGTCATTGCTTATCTGGTTTTTATTTTATTTTTTTCCCTTCCTTTTTTAGCGTCGTAAATATTCCCTATAATTTTTAGTTTTAACCCAGCAGCTATTGTTAACAGCATCCAATCATCATTTTTATCATACACTACAAACGAACAGTTTAACCAAGTAATAGTACCTTTAATAATGCTATTTTCTACAATATCACCTTCATAAATAGTGTCACCACCATCAGCAATAAATTCAGTCATTTGAGTAACCGTATTTTTGTCAACTTCAAAAATATTACTGTGTTTTGCTATATAAGCTTTATTGCCTTCTTCATAGTAACCGCCTTCGATTACCATTCCTTTTTTGTGCGTTTTAAAAGAATCACCGTCTTTTAATAATTGTCCTCTAAATCTTATTGTTCTATTCATAATTATTCAATTATTGTTTCAATTGCTCTTTTCATCATTAATCTTGCGGTTTCAGTGTTGCTAATTCTTGACTTATGATAACCGCAAATAATTTCAATATCCAAATCCTTGCTTTTTATTGATATTAATGGTCTTATAACCCCAACATGCTGACCACCACGAGAAGTATCAGTAACACCTTTTATCTCGCAGTTATCTAACAATTCTTGTCTTACTTTTTCAAATTTTTGTTGTGCGTTCATATCTGTACGTATTTTGCCTATCGGCATTTGCCTTTGCTTAAAAAATAAAAGAAAAAGGTCAGTTAATAATTCAATCTTTTAGCTTATCGAGAGCCACTAATCATACACTTAATTGTTAACTACAAGCACTAATATCTTGCTTCATTTCAAGTTCAGTAGTTGTAACCGCAAAAAATAGATTCTGCAATTCGTGAACATATTTCACAGTTACAAATCGGTGCTGCCCTAAATCAAAGCAATAACTTTCTTGCCATTCACCCATAAATTTTGGTTTTGTAAGAACAAAGTCCATTATTAAATTTGTTCTAAAATCAACGCCTGTGTATCCCTTTTTATATTCAGCATCACTAAACCCAAATTTATTAAGCCAGTATATATCCAGCTCAATTCCTTGAGTGTTTTCTGAGGTACAATTTTCAGGGAGTGGCAATTCAACTACTTCTTGCAGGCAATTATGTATTGTTATTAAATTTCCGATTCTTAAATTTTTTGCTTCCATTTCCTTATTTATTAAAGTTTAGTATTTCAATTCCGTGCCAGTAGTTAACACCGTATATAATTAAAAGCGTGGCAAGTGCTTTAACGGTGGTATTTTTTTCTTTGCTAACCATATTCCTAACGTCGGGCAAATGGTCTGTTTAAACGCTTCAAATCATATACAAACCGTTAGTAGTAATTAGAACTGTAGATCATTAGGTGTAAATTCCACCGTAAAATTGCATCCATCGTTTATATATCTAATCATACCTAATTGAACGCCATTATAAGCAAGTATATATTTACTACTGTCATTTATATGAAAGGCTCTCATAACTTTTGGAGCGTCTTTTAATTCCAATGGCTTACCTGTGTACTGTTCAATAACCTGTTTAATGCAATTTTCCTCGCATTTTAATTGTTGCTGTCTTATTTCATCCATCAAAGAATAACTACTACTAAGACCGTCTATACTTAATGCTTTTACAGTTTCTTCCGATAGTTCCAGTTTGTTTATTTCAAATTTTTCCATATTCTAAATTAGTTTAATTTTTGCACGCACTAAGCATAGACAAAATGTTAGAGAACATTATACTGCCTTACATTTATTACATTGCTGTTTACATATTTGGTGGTCATAATCTTCACACGCATTTGCTACACATTTATCGTGGCAGTAAAACGGTTCAATAACACCAAATAAAATTAATAAAAGCCTTTGTGCTTCATTTTCTTCTATTGCTCCTATTCGCAACTTTTCGCTAATATCTAAAATCTGTTTTCTCATATCTTTTACTAATCTTATTCATCACGTTATATACAAGTGTGGCTTAATTAGCGTTTACTTACAGGGTATTGGCTTTGCTCGATTTTACTCTATTACAGATACGCTAATCACCTCACTTTAGGTTATACTAATATTCTTTAGGCAATCGTCATCGCTTACTTAAATTGGTAGGTCAAAACTACCCGCCACACTATATTTATAACACTGTATAACAGTAATAACTTCTTACTGTTTTTTTGGTTTCAAGTGGCTGGGCGGTTTTATTATATATGTTCTAGGTGTTTTGTCAAAAGTCATATAAATACCTAATGCTAAAAATCCTAATCCAAAAACACCGCCAACAATCACTATTCCTAATATGCTTAATTCATTCATAATTTTACGTTACTACTGTCATACAATTCCATTGGCAGTAATTAAACTAATCGCATATTAATTTGCTTGTATTACTTATAAATCCACTAATAGTGTTATTTTCAAAATCTACAGAATCAACATCTATACTATCTGAAAGTTTTTGAAACCAAACAGAATTAATAGGCTTAAATTTTATATAGTGTCTATTTAAAGAAGCAGGTTCTAATTTTAGAATTTTACCTATATATCTGTTTTCAAAAAAAGAATAGACTTTATTTTGAAAATCACTTTTATTTTTTATCATTTCATTAAAATTAACTACTACCAACACTATATAAAAATAATAGCTAAGGCAGTGTTTTTCGCTACTATTTTTTTATTTACCTGCTATTGGTTTAACCGATTTTAGGTGTCCATTTATACGCTACTATTCTTATAATTTAACGCTATGCAAAATCTTACAGTAGTGCTATTAACGTCATCCAGTCCTCGCCTAATTATTAAGAGTTAAATTTTTCTATTCTCCATCCTACTATGCTATTATAGTAAGATATTTTACCTTGATCATTAGTCCATTCACGACCTCTTACATTAAAACTCACACTTACATTATCTCCGATTTTATATAGATCTATGAGATCTACATTATCCTGGTGCAATTCTATTAGAATGTGCTGTGGGTATTGCTCTACTGTAGAAATAACTACTTCACGTTTTTGAAAGCCGTTTGCTCCAAAGGACGCTGTATCTCCTATTTGTTTTACTGATCCTGTGATTTTCATAAATTATTGATTTAATACTTTGTTAATTGTTTTTTCTATTTCTTGAGGATTCTTTTTATAGGCCATTTGCATGTTTGCTAGTAGTAGCGTATCTGTGAAGGAGCCTTTAATCATTTGCTCCATGTAGGTTATGATATTACTGGATATCTGATGAGTGACATTGCTTTCTACAGATTCCATCTTATCAAATTCTTTGCGCTCTATCTTTTGCAGTTGTATAAGTGCAGGCCTTAAAGTTTCTTTGAGCTTGCTCTTGTAGTAACCTGTGTGCTTTACTTGCTCATTGTGATGCAGTGCCAGGTAACTATATACAATACTGGCTGTGACTTTTTCTAGGTCTGGATCTTGCATGGTTGTTTTTTAATCTTCAATTTTATTTACATTAATTAAATTTCTTACTGCTATAAACATTCCTAAAATCAGAAATGAAATGGTAAGTGTTGCCACTAGCAACTGTCGCAGCCAGTGCGCAGCGATCCATGACCAGTCCAATAGTAAGGTAAGGCCAGCACATATAAGGATGGTGGCAACCAATACCAGCAATGCGTTTATTAAATTCATAATGCATTATTTCTATTGTTAAATAGCTCTTCAAATCCTTTCTCTTTTAATGCACGTATAGCATCCAGCCTGTCATTATATCCAATTTTTACCGCAAAATTGTCCATCTCAATCAGGATTTCTCTAGGTGTTTTTTTTATGGATACTGACTTTGATTCTTGAAGCTTTGCAGTATTAGCACTTATGGAAATAGCATTTACCGCTTTGTTAATAGGGTTGGTTTTTTCTATAGCTGGTAAAATATCTGATGGTACCATTCCTATTTTTTCAGATAGTTTTAAGGCATCCAGCTGCGTTTTTGCATTATTGATGATTGTGGATGCAGTTGCATTCAGCACTCGTGCTCTATCGAGATCCATTGATTTGTCTTTTACTTTATTAAAGACTTCAAAAAGGCTTTCATTTAATTGGGTGAGGTTGCTCATGATTTATAGTTTTGACTGTGAATTTATTTTGCGTTCTAATTTTTTAATTAGGAATTGTGATTTTGCTATTTCTGGTCCATGTCGGTGAATTGTATTGCGCAGCATATTTTCAGATTTGGTTATTTTTTCTAAATTACCTGGTGAGCAATCTAGTGTGTTGCCATTTTTAAAAGTTACTATCTCATTATCTTCTACCGGTCCTATTTCTTTTCGGTACACATAGCGCTGGAGCAGGTCCCAATTTCCTTTTGATATTCTTATATAGGTGTATACCGCACCGCTTTTATCTGATCTTTGCCTGGTCACTCCATCGGTTAATGTGTTGTAAGGCTGGTTGCCTTTTTTGAATTGGTTGTTTTTAAAGTTTTTTAATTGTTCTGTTGACATCCATTCTGCAGCAGGAATTCCTTTATTTTTTGGAATATGTCCTTTTTTAAAATGGTTGTTTCGCTTTCGCGAAAGCGCAATTTCTTTAGGCACTTCTAGGCCTAATCTTTTAAGCCTATTAAACGTTCCAAAACCACTGCGATTTAATTGCATCGCCATTCTTTTTATAGGAATTTTAAGGTAATTATCTATCAGATATTGGTCATCTTTTTTTGTGAATTTAGTTCTGAGAGCAGCCTTGCGAGATTTAAAATCTTTAGTAAGTGCTGCAGGAATAACAATGTCTAAAACTTTATATCTAGCACGCACATAGGTAGGTGACTTTTTGATCACCTTTGCAATATCATTTGCAGATATTTTTAGGTAATTATCTTTTATGTAGGTGTCGTGTGAGTGCATTTATTTATTTATTTGACTGTTTTCTTTTTAAATACCTGCTTAAATGTGATCTAAAAGCATCGTAAGAAATATATTTTTCTTCTCCAAAATGGTCCAGCGATTCTTCATTTACAGAAAGGAATGCCTCTTCATTAGTTCTACTGCTAGGCAATGATTCAAAATAGGCCTGAAAGAATCCTGTATCTGTTCCTAACTGGCAGGCACGTTTATAATCTTGATAGGTGTGGTGGTTTAAATCGCTCATTTTAAAAGACTATATTTTCAACGTTATTATAAGTACTATCATTATTATCTTCTAGCGGTGTCATGGTGCCGCCTATGCCCATTACTATGGTTATCAGTCCATCAATACGCCTTGTGGATCTAGACTTATCAAGCCTTAAATTTTCATTAGGATCCTTTATCGCAACCAGACCACCTATTTGCCATCGTAGTAATGGATTGCCACCATGACGTAATTTGCCATTAACAACCAGTATTTCAAATTGTTTTGTTGGAACTGTATAGTTGGTAAAATTTTGAGTAAACTCTCTTACGTTTAAGCCAGCATTAATCATGTTATGCTTTATGGAATTTGCATTCCACCGGTCTAATTCGATTGCTTCTGCATTAAAATATGCATACCATTCACGTGCGTATTTTTCGACTATTGCATAATCTACAGATGCTCCTGGTGTTGCAATTAAAAGACCTTGCTCAACAAATGATTGATATGGCACAGCATCTTCTTTTGATCTAGCAGCAACGGTTGCTTGTGGACAAAAATGTATGGTTTTTGTGTGAACCACTCCGTTACTATCTGGATGAGAAACTGCACTAAGCGCTGTTAAATCTTTTACAGATGATAAATCTAGAGCCAGCACGCAACCGTTATCTATAATGTCCTGATCATTTACTTTTTCCTTATTACTATCATGCATCCAAATGTTATCTTCTAGGTAAGTTTCTAAAGAATTAACCCACATATTAAGGTGCTTTGTTTTGAAATTTTTAACTTTGCTAGGCTGGTTTTTTGCTTTTACAAATTCAGATCTTATATTTTTTATGGCTAAACCTTGCCCTAGTAATGGATTTGCTTTGTACCAGTTTTTTTCATCTTCCCAATCATCATCTGGATCCAAATCATGTATCATTATAAAAGTGTTATTGTCTTTTTTAATACCTCTTAAAATATCTTTGC